AGGGTAAGCTTATCTGCACTGATAAAGAGAAAGAAGAGCCTAAGGTAATTTATAGGAATAAAGTCTTTTATAAGAATAAAATTATTTATAAGGACAAGGTAGTTTATAAGGACAGGGTAATTTATAAAGACAAGGTTAAGACGGTATACAAAGATAAGATCATAGAGAGAGTAATAGAGAAGCCTACAGAGAAAGTAATCGATAACACAAAAAAGAATAATGTAAGTTTACTAATTGGTTTTCCTTTAGACTATTACAATTATGAAGCAAAAAAAGAATTTGATAAGATTAAATATCCTATACCAGGTCTATCTTATACTAGAACAACAGATGCTTTTGTTTCTTTTAGTTTAGGGTTTGCTTTAAAGACAGGGTTTATAGGAGCTGGGTATAGTTTCTAGGACAGACATGGTAGATGATAATTATCTTTTTTTAAAGTTGGGTTTGAATTTAAAAAAGCAAGTTAATAACGTGTTATTCAATAGTGGTTTTATTCTTAATAAAGATTATTTTATAAAGGATAAAATCATTACTATTAATAATGAAATAACATTTAAAAAAGTTTCTTCTTTATTAAGAGAGACTAAATTTAAAATCAAAGAATTACCATCTAAAAAGATAAGGCTACAAACTTGAAAGTTGAAACAGGGGTCAAATTTAATAAGGTCTTAGCTAAGATTGAAAAAGAGATTTCTGGGTTACCTAAAGTTAATAAGTTAAACTTTTCTTTTGAGTATAAAGTTGTAACAAAGCTCAATAAAAGTGTTAGTATTTTTTGGGATATTGTTACAAAGTCTATTGATCCTATAGAGTATGTGTATAGGTCTTGGGCTATTTTAAATAAGGATGAGATAGGTTTTAGTTGTATAGGTATTCACAACTCTTCAACTGAAGATGAATTAATAGAATCTATTAAAATATTATATAACAAAGCTTTAGAAAAATAGGTGTGTAGGAGATCTAGCAATTCTAACCGTAACAATTACTAATAACAAAACAGGTACAGATGAAAACGCAAGTTATGAATGTTCTGTATATGTCAATAAGATTAAGATAGCTAGTGGTGTTGTTAGTGGTCATAATAGAGCTGATGGATGGAGAGAACTTTTAAAAAAAGTTTCTAGTGAGTGTGATAATTTCAAGGATGTAGAGTTAGTTGATCAATACATTCAGTTATATTTAAGCGGACTTAAACTGACGTAGAGGGTATCTGTTATGCCTAGAATGCTTAAAATGATTAAGACTGATTTAAAGAAGATGCCTTCTAAGAAGTACTCTCCTAAAATCAATCCCAATAAATACCCTAAGCTTAAAGTTTCAACTGAGACTTTATCTGTTAGGCCGGCCATCAATGTAAAGACTCTTACTTTTAAGGCTATAGTAGATAGCGAATCTACTACTGGAGCATATACAGTTCAAATCACTTTCTTCAGTGTAAAATATTCTAAAGATAAGGTTGAGGGGTACATACCTATAAAGATGGGTAACACTCTTTGGTATTATGAGAAGCCTTCAGTTAATCTTAATCCTGTTTCTTTAAAGTGTGAGTGCGATGCTTATAGGTTCTACTGGGAAAAGTGGAATGCTGATAATAATGCTAATATTGGTCCTTATAGAAAGTATGATGCTAAGAAGATAGATAGGGAGAATGGTGTTAATACTAGGGGGGTTCCATATTACACGTTAGCTCCAGGTTATGTAAGGAAGACTCCAGCTCCTCCTGAGGGCAGGCCATTTTTAAATCCAGGTGAGCTAATGGGTTATTGTAAGCATCTTAACAGCCTTCTTCTTTTATTAAAAAAGGCCAACTATATAAGAGGGTCACATGGGTTTTTATAACCAGATAGAGAAGAATGTTAAACTTACAAGTTCTCTAGGTATAAGACAGCTTATAAAATACTATGGGGTTAATATAGAAGTTCATAAGCTTAAGAAAACTGTTTACTCTGATGTTTACGGTAGCAATGCAGGTGGGCCTATTACTGAGACTGTGATTAATTTAGTAGCGTTACTTATAGGTGATACTTTTTTTGAAGAGGATATAACAGCATCAGGTAACTTTGAGCAGGGCTATCTTTACTTAGATCTTGATGATGAGGGTAAGGTAAAGCCAGGAGATGTAGTTAAAGTAGTGAGAGATGATAAAACTTCATTTAGATACAAAGTAGGTAAAATAGAAGCTATTGGTTTTACCACTAAAGTATTCCACAGGTTTGAGTTAGTTTCTATGGGGGATTAACCTTCCCACTGTTATGTTAAAAAATGTTTTCCTGAATAGACAAAATAAGATGAGGGTCTGTATGTATAGATCTAGAGTTTTTTTAGATGATTTAAAGAAAAGATATTTAGAAGAAAAACTTGATATGAAGGTAGAGATAGCTAACTTAGGCGATCTTAAAAGCAAGCTTGTGGGTTTTTCAAATGAAGTGAGTGATCTAGTAGATTTAATCTCATCTTTAGATGATGAAGAGATAGATAAAAAATTAATTTCTTCTATAGAATCAGAATATGCAACAATAGAGAAAAGTGTAAAGTCTATCGGTGTAGCAATAAATAATATCATATCAACTTTAAAGAAGGTCTAGATGTCCCAATCGGGAGAAAGTCCAGTAACTACTATAGCCTTGTCAATAAAGCATGTATTAGACAAGTTTAGGGAGTCATTACCTCAATTAAAGTTTGTTTATGATGAGACTTTGACCTATGAGACAGCAGTAGCTAAGTTTAGAAGGGATAACAATTTATCCAACACAAGTTCATTACCGTTTCCTTTACTAGCTATTAGAAGATCAGTTCTAAGATTTCCTCAAGAGGGTATGAGCAGAAGATCAGTTACACATAGAGGTAGTCAAGTTGTAGGTGATACTGCGATAACTTATAAGTTTATCTTTGCAGAGTTTGATTTAGAGTTTTTGTTTTTACACAATCAAACATTTGAGACTGAGGTCTTTGAGATAAATTATTTATCTGAGTTAGGTATTAGTTCAGGTCATGAGATAGAGATAGAGATACCTGAGATAGGTGTTTGGAAGAATTTTTGTCATTTCACTGAGCTTCAAAATAAGGAGTTCAATGATATTAGTAATTTTTTTCAATCTGTAGCAGGTAGTGTTATTATAAAGGGTACTTTTTTAATATTAGATGCCAGACATGCAGGTGCTAGTGTTATTAAAGAGATTAATACATCTATTAAAGATCTTAACACCCAAGTCTTATACACAGAGTTTAAGATTGAATAGTTATTTTCTATTGGGAGATTATACATGGATAAGAAGGTTATTGATGAAATAAAAAAGTTAGATGCTTTTAAGGATGAAGCAAGACCTGATGAGGGTACTGTGATTTCTAGATTAAAACATTCTGTTATTCTTTCCTATGGTGGTGAAGGTTTGGTTATTCCACCTAGAGGCAGACAGGTTGTTGCTAACAAAAAGCTATTAGGTGCTCTTCCAAACGGTGTTATTGTAGTTTAAAAGGGGGTTAAAAATAATGGGTTCAGCAAAAGTAACTATTAAGGAAATAGATTTAAGTACCAGAGTACCTTCTTTTCCTGGTGTTTATGGTGGTATCGTAATAGCAGCACCTAAAGGTCCAGTTAACGAAAAGGTCTTTGTTACAAGTGACAGTGACTTGTTAAAGAAGTTCACACCAAACGAGAAAATAGAAGTAGGGTATGATAACGCATTCTTTTCAGCGTTAGCTTTCCTAGAAAAGTCTGACAAGCTATGGGTTGTAAGAGCAGCCAATTCAGCACTACATTCAGGTTGCTTAGTCAAGACCGCTTCTTCTTCATATGACAACGCTGGTTTACCTGCTGGTATGTCTGATCCTTCAGCTTATGTGTTTGATAGCCTACCTGATGTTGATGGGATTAAAGAAGTTACAAGTGTAACTTGTGTTGCTGATGTAGCAGGTTCTTTATCAGGAAAGTATTTTGAGCTTTGTGATAAAGATGGTTCTGTTGGTGTTTGGTTCTCTCATAATGGTGCAGTTATGCCATCAGGTGCAGCTGTATTAGATAGACAAATTGAGATATCAACCATAGTAAACGGAGATAGTGCTTCTGTTGTGGCAGGTAAAGTAGCTACTGTTGTAAATGCAGATGCTCAATATTCAGTTGATAGTTCTGGTGCTCCTGTACTTCTTATAGAAGATGCAGAGGTAGGAACTAGAGCAGATGCATATGCTGGGGATAGTGGTTTTACTGTATCAGTTGATACTCAAGGTGTAGATGAGATAAGTGCAGTAGATGAGTGTCTTTTAATATATGCAGCTAACCCAGGTGTTTGGGCTAATAGCATAGGTATTAAGCTAACTACATATGATGAAGATCCTGACTATGTAAAAGAGCCTGATGCATTCAAGATTGATGTCTATAAGGCAACTAACCTAGCTACTCCTATTGAGTCATGGACATGTTCTAGAGTAGAAGGCCACAAAGACGGATATGGTGTTAATATTTTTATTGATGATATCTTAGAAGGTTCTGAGTATATCAGGGGTATTAATAATCAAGCTGTAGCTGATGATGTTATGCCAAAAGACATAACAACTGCTCTTTTCTTAACTGGCGGTGATAATGGTTTAGCGGTTGCAGATTCACAGAGAATGGTTGCAGCTGATGTGTTAGCTAACCCTGCTGAGGTTGTTTTAACTGTGTTGATGGATGGTGATAATGCTACACCTGCATACCAGCTTTATTTAGATACTATAGCTAGGACTAGAAAAGATTGTGTTGTGTGCATGTCTACTCCATTACAGAGTGAGGCTAACAGTGCATATTTGAATGAGCTTGTTGAGTATAGAAAAGTTACATTAAATGCAAACACCTCTTACTCAGCATTATACACTCCTCATGTTTATATTTATGACAAGTATAATGACAGAAATATTTATGTAGCTCCTGACGGATATGCTGCTGGTGCTATCTCTGACTCTGCTGCTAACTATGAGATTTGGTTCCCACCAGCTGGTAGTAGAAGGGGTATAGTTTCTGCTTTAGACTTAAGAAGAAGGTTTGCTGTAGCTGAGATGGATTTACTTTATGATGCAGGTATCAACCCTCTCTCTTTTACACCTGGTAAGGGTATTAGAATTTGGGGTCAAAAGACTCTCTCTTCTAGACCTTCAGCACTAGATAGACTTAATGTTAGGTTGATGCTTATTGTTATTGAGCCAGCAATAAAGGAAGCTTTAGAGGATTTCTTATTTGAGCTTAATGACATAGCTACTAGATCTTTAGCTGAGGCGAAGATAGCTTCTTACATGGATAGGATAGTAGCAAAGCGTGGTGTTTATGATTACAGGGTTATTATAAATGAACAAAATAACACCCCAGAAGATATTGATAATCATAGAATGAATGTTTGGCTCTTTGTTAAGCCTACTATCTCTCTAGAGGAGATACCGTTCTCTGTGGTTCTTACATCAACAGGTATGTCATTTGACATAGCAACTGGGCTTATTTAAGGGGGTTAATAAATGGCTAGAGTAAGCATTGATCAATTAAGAAATATGGGCAACGTTGCGGTGCCCTATAGATGGACTTTAACTTTTACAAATTTACCAGCCGGTTTAAATACTTTTAGCAGCGCTGATTTAAATGTAAGATGTGAGTCTGTAGAGCTTCCTAAGTTATCCTCAGCAGGTAAGATTGAAGTAAGGGTTAGAGGTAACAAAGTTCTTCAGCAAGGTATTATGGAGTATAGTAATACTATTAGTTTAGTGTTTTACGAGACTGAAGATTCTATAGTTCATGACTTTTTAAGAAGCTGGAGAGAGTTAGTTTGGAAGAGTAGGTCAGGCGTTCAAGTTTCTAAAGAAGACTATGAAGCTAATGTACAGATAACTAGGTTAAATCATGCTGATGAAGGAATTTGGAAATATAATTTACATGGTTGTTTCCTTGAGGACTTTGATTTAGGTATGTTAGATGGATCGACAAGTGATGCTATGCGTACTACACTTGTATTGAGCTTTGATTTTTTTACAGATCAAAAGCTTTAGACTTAGAAGGTTTAGACTTAAAAGGTTTATAGGGTTTCCTCAAAAAACCCTAACTTCACTTCACTTCACAAAATTCTAATATTTTAACCTACAAGGGATTATTATGCCTTCTATTACTATAGACTTATTAAGATCAGTTGAGTGGGGTAAATCCTACTTATGGGATTTTGTAATAGATGATAAAGATTTCCCCTTTGATTGGGTTCCTGCAATCGATATAGAAGAAACCTCTTCTATAATTGATTCTGAGATAATAACAGGTGGGCAAACATCTTTTAAAATACCTAAAGCAGCAGGTATTAAAGAAGTTAAGTTAACTTTTATAGATGACATAAATCATAAGGTTTTCAGTTATTTTGAAAATTGGATGGATGTCATAACTATGAAAGAGAATATGTATATAGCTACATTAGAAGAGTGTAGTAAGTTGATACAGATTAAAAGACTAGATAACGATAGACAGAAGACTTTGAAGCAGAGTGTTTACTGGGTTTACCCAGAGGGGATGCTTACATATGTAGCGAATAGTGATTCAGATAAGTTGATATATTCAATTTCTCTAGTCGTAGTAGGCTCTACTTCTAAATCAAAAATAACAGTTCCTAAACCTGCTGGAAGCGGAAGTGTTTCTTATGAGGAAATAACAATACAAGATTTATATAAGAAAATAACAGAATAGGATAGACTTATGGGCTTTACACCAAAATTCCCTAATGAAAGTGAGATTACAGCAAGTAGTGAGGTTATCACTAAACCAAAAGAAGAGGTTCCTTTTGTCAAAAGCTTTATTTCAGAGATCACGATTGATGCTTCTGGATTACCCTCTCTAGGAAAGCCTTACCCAATAGGAGCTAAGATAAAGTATAGACCTTTTATTTTTGGTGAGGTGAAGAAAATCTCTTCTTCTGTAAACCTTTCTCAAAGAGATATGTTTGAAATTATTCTTAATGGCATAGAAGCCTCTTTTGACAAGTACAGTTTGACTTTAAATGACATGTTATACTTAGGTATTTTAAGGAAGGTGAGTACTCTCGGCACTTCTAAATTCAGCGTAGAGTTTTCTTGTAATAATTGTAATAAAGCCAATAAGCTAGTATTAAGTTCTACTGATTTTGACTTTGATGAATTAAAAGCAAGTAAGTTACCTGTAATAGCTCAAGTTAGGGGGGTTGATTTTAAATTCACTCCTCTAACAATTAAAGACTTCTTTGATATTGTAGATTCAAGAAAAGAAGAAGATGAGATTTATGCTTTTGCAAAGCAGTGTAGAAACATGCCAGTATCTCAAGCCTATGAGTATATCTTTAATTGTAACCCTGAAGAGGCAACTATCTTTGACAAGGTAGATAGGTTTCTAACTCATAAACTAAAACCTTTAAGTATAAAATGTAAACACTGCGAAGCAGATGTTCACGTGAGTCTGGATGGGGGTCAGGCTCTTATCTTACCCTTTCGTGAATCAGGAGAGCCTTTGGGAGATAGGATTCGCTTTGGCGATGAGGATGAACATTGATCCTTTTAGTCTAAACTTTATGGATTATGCAGAGGTGCTTTATTACTATAACAGTTTGGCAAAATACTTAAGCAAAGTTAAAGAGGGGTAAAATGGCATTTGTACCTGCTGGAGTTATGGATACTTTCGGAAGAGTCAATTCAATGACTGATCCAGATAAAGCTAGAGAAAATATAAAACAAGAGAAGCTTAGAAAAATGTCTATGGACATAGCTAAGAGATCTTTAAACGTTCAAAATATTTTTAACTCTAAACTAGAAGATATTTTAGCTAAGCAAGATAAAGAATCGTTAAGGCTAATAAAATCTTTTGAAGATGTTACTACTAAAGAGATGCAAGAGATAACTAAAGCTATCATCTCAGGGGATGCAGTAACTAATAAGCAGATGGCTTCTTATATTGAAAATCAGCATAAGTTTTTAAAGGCAACAGAAGCATCCGGTCAAGTATTTGAAATGAGTTTAAACGATATAATAGCTGCTTATCAGAGTCAAATGGAGTCTAGTCATTTAAGTGATGAAGAGAGAAAAGGTGTTTTTGATGAATTACTAAGGGTAATGGGGGGTATTCATAAAAGTAGTAAGTTAGCTCCTGATCAAGTTAATGCTTTAAAAGAACTAGTCTCTATAAGTGGTAGGGGTAATAGTATGACACAAGATCAAGCTAGGTCTTTGGCAACTATTGCTAATGAATTAAAAGATGATGATATAACAACATTTAAAATGAAGGGAACTATTGAAGAGCTTAATAGAAATGTAGAGTCTATTATGATCTCTGATAAAAAACTTCAAGAGCTTCTAAATAAAAAAATAGGAGAGTTCTCTTTTGAAGAGCTAGCGACTAGCTTAGGTTTAAAAGAAGCTGGAGGTATTTTAAAAGGTGGTATCATAGATATGATACTAGCTACATTAGGTTTGGGTGGTCTTGGTGTTGGAACTGGTTTTAGCTTTAAAAAGATTAAAGATTCCTTTGTAAAAACTTTTGATTCTATAAAAGATTTTAGGACTAAAATTAAGGATAAGTTTGTTTCTATTTCTAATTTTTTTAAAGACCTATCTAAAAAAATAAGGAATGTATTTACATCAGGGTTTAATTTTTTAAAGAGTATTCCCTCAAAATTAAAAGTAGCTTTTTCTTATCTTGAGCCTGTGTTTGATTTTTTTAAGAAGATTTTTACAAGTGTACGAACATTTTTTAAAGGTGGGTTAGTTACAACAATAACTAGTTTATTTACTAAGCTAACTTCTTTTGGTGCAGGTGCTTCTAAGATTTTACCTTTTGTTAAAAAGGCAGTAAAGTTTTTAGGACCTTTAGCTGCTATATTTACAGCATTAGAGGGGGTATATAACTTTTTAAATGCTGGGGATATGGCAGGTAAATCAGAAGAAGCTGTTACCTTTTTTGATCGTATCAACGCAGTTATTTCGGGGTTCATATCTAGTTTTTCTTTTGGTCTTTTAGACCCTAAAGAAGTCTTTAAGAAAATAGATGAAGCTGCTAACTACATGATAAATTTTGGAGTTAAAGTAATAGATTTTGCTAAGAGTATAGGTACAGCATTAGAAAATGTTTGGGATGATGTTGTTACAGGTGTTTCTGACTTTGTAATGACACTATGGGATGAGATAAAAGCTTTTTTTATAAATGCAGTAGATGCAAGTTTATCAGGGCTTGGACTAGCAGAGTTTTTTAATGGTCCTGCGCCTAAAAGCGAGACAAAAGAAGAAAAGGGTATTTTCTCATCAGCAGCAGACTTTTTAGGTTTTGGTAGCGATACAAAAAAATCACTAGTCCCAGCTTTAGCAGGTAAGAATACTGGATCTACTAGTAAGTTAGTAGATAGTCTTGTTGAGTCTGAGAAGAGAAGAAATGCTTCTTTTCTTAGATTAGAGAGGGCTATGAAGACAAGTAAGAGAAATATAATACTTCCATCACCATCTAGAAAATCTAATTATGTTGAGAAATCTACTACCATAGATGACTTTGGAATTGCTTTAACTAATTCATTTATTTTTGGTTCATAGGTGA